ATGGTAAACCTATTACAAATGAACCTGCTGATCTAGTAGATCCGTCAGTATTATAGGTCGGATTAACTCCATTACTCTGAGTCGTTGGTGCAACATATGCTCTGGTAATGTTATACCCATATGGTTGCCTTATATTAAATTCTGCTTGTTCCCATGTTACAGCTAAAAATAATTGGTTGTAAATATTATACAATTTTCTTGTTTCTAATGTTTTAATGTCTTCTAATATGCTTTTCCAAGCATAAGGTAATCCACTCATACAACCAAAAAAATCACTCATAGTATACGAACCATACGGACCGCTACCAAGACCAATTGTGTTAATACCAGTTGTAGCTAAATCTGTATTAACAGGTACATCAGTTCCATTAGTTAAAGGTAAATTAATGTTAGTTTCTAAAGAAGCCACAATTTGTGCAAACTTTACAAAATCTACCTCCGTTATATTTTTTACTTGTAGCATACTATAACTAAAAGCACCTGCACTTATAGCTATTGAAGTAGGTAATATATTTACTAAATTAGAACCAAATCCAATTGGTTCTGCTTGTATATTAACTTCAGTAGTGCTTGTTTGTGAAGTATTATCACTAATTAAGGGTGTCCCTGGGGGTGAAAGATTTCCAATTTTTGCAGCAATAGCAGGTGATGATAATGCCCCATTAACATCTCCGTTAACGAAAATAGGATAATATGTTTTACTATTTGTAGGTCCGGGTTGATCATTCCAAATTGGTACAGTAAGTGACGCAAAACTTCGAGGGAACATTTTTTTAACATCTAATAAATCAGCCAACGAAGTTAACCCAGTAGTTTTAACATTAAGTGGTATTAGCACTTGTCTAAGATTATCATCAATAGTAATTAAAAATGCACCATATATTTGTTTTTCTTGCTCTGGTGTTATTATAGGTTGTAACCCATATCCTATATTATCAATATCTGCTTCTGATAATCCAGCACTAAGTAATGCTAGTGTTAATTCCTGTGTTGCTGCGTTATTTGCATAAATTACTTTTAATAAATTACTAGGCTTACCGAAATTCTCTAAATCTTGTAAACTTATACTTTTCCCTAAGTCCATACAATCAAAACCAAAGAAAACAGTTGATCTATTCACTCCTGCTATATCTGCTGTCATTAAATCAGCCATATTGCTAAAAGAGTCCTGTAAAAATTTACGACTATTAAAAGTAGCAAAAATAGCTTGGTTCGAATAATTTAAAAAACCATCTGCCTGCATGAAACTTGAACAAAATTCTTTGTATAGTGGGGTAGTTCTCGTAACTCCAGGTAGATATGGATCGTTAGGATTTTGTTGCCCGCCGTTCCAATTAAATTCATTCCATGCTTGTAATGCATGTAATCGTACATATCCCCATTGTGTCACACTGTGATTTGGATTACTTGTTGAATATGGATACCATGTAGCTGATTGCCCCTGACCTATGTTGCCTGCTATAGCATAACCTGTAGTAGCTTGTCCAACACCACCTACTAATGTACCTGTAGTACCATCTGGAGCACACCACATGTTACTAGGATCATTTGGTACATATGGAGCAGGTTTTGAATTTCCCAATGCAGGTATTGTATAGGTGTTTGTATACCCGCTTATTGTTGGAAAATTTGCAATAGTAATTAAATTATCATAAGTAGCATTTGTTAATGTAGGTCCACGATATTGGCCTCCACCAATACTACCACGATTATATCCATCATTAATAGCCCATGTCAATAAACGTAAACAAGTTTTACTAACTACAGTACCAAACACATAATCGAAATTAGTCTTGCTAACTCCCATGTGTTCTGCTGCAACTGGATTAATTCTAAATCCAATATCTTTCAATAATGAACTTAGTACATTAACACCCAATGGGCTTTGTTTACCAGTATCTGCCATAGTTATTTATGGACAAAAAACGTCAGGGCTACCTTGTGAAATTCTGTGCCCGCAACTATTCCCTGATCCTATTCGTAATACAGGCACACCTTCTGCAAATACAGTAGGACTACCATCAGTAGTAACTGCTGCCCTATGAGGTGGATGGGGTTTTCTAAATGGTGCATGTGGACTGATTTTACTCACATGTAATCCTACACTAATACCATTACAAAATACTGTACTAGCACCTCTTAATATCTTTCCCCCTGCAGTATTAATATCACCTAGTCTACTTAAATTTGGCATATCACCCCATAATAATTTTTTTATCAGGTACCGTGATACCTGTTGTTGCTTGTATATACTTACTTTGTACTGCTTGCTCTGTTTCACTATACATTGCAACACTATTAGTATTTATCGTTACAGATTGGTCGGGATCTGCGGTAAACATACTAGGAACTAATCCCATACCCTGTGGCCCAGGTGCAATACTAACAGGATTTACTACACTAATATGATTTCCTGATAATTCATTATTAATTTTTGCAATTAATTCTTCACCACTGTTTAATTTAAATGTGTAAATTTTACCAACTTCTAATGTCATTATGCTGCCTTTGCGAAATGTTGTTTTAATTCTGTAAATCCACCGATATATTCTTCATTAAGAAATATCTGAGGAACTGTTTTTGCTGTTGGTACAGCCTCTAGTAATTCTTCTTTGGTATAACCATCTCCTATCTTTCTTTCTTCGATTTCATATCCTTTCTGCTTTAATAAAATTTTTGCTTGGTCGCAATATGGACAATGATACTTACTCCATAGTATAGCTTTCATATTTTTCTCCTTATAAACTTGGTAATGCATCGTAATCTAAAGAATCACTCATTACGCCAATCACGTAATTAGTGCTTTCGTTTTCTTGTAACGCTGTTTGTTTTTTACTTGTATCGCTATGCTTATTAAACCATGGGATAGGCGTAGACTTTGGTGAATGTTCGTGATAACGTATACCTATCTCTTTCAATGCATTACTTGCAGTATAATCTACAAAATCCTTTAATATATTAGCATTCAATCCAATCACTGGGCCTTTCTTAAACAAATAATCAGCCCAAGCTTTTTCTTCACGTATAACATCCATATACATATTATATACTTCTTGTTCGCATTCTATTTTAGCTTGTGCAAATCTATCATCTTCTTTAACAACTTGATTGATAATATATGCTGTCCATTCTTTGTGTAATACTTCATCCTGTAGAATTAAACTAATGATATTACCATTACCAATAAAGATTTTGTTTTCTACCATGGCCAGGCTTGTAGCGAAGCTTACCATAAATCTAAACGCTTCTAGTGCGTAACTAGCATTGAGTGCTAACCAAATTGCTTTAATATGTGTTGATTCAAGAAATGGTATAGATGGAGGCTCGGAAGTTTCTTTAATACAATTTAATCTATGCAAGTCATCGTAGTACTTTCCTACACTACTTGCCATATCTACAATCTCTTGCGTGTCGTGAATAGTATTAAACACTTCCTTTGGTACGTTATAGATATTACGAATGATATGGCTATAACTGCGACTATGAATGTTTGTTTCGAAAAAACTCCAATTATAAACTAATGCTTCTAATTCGGGGATGCTTATGACTGGAGTAAAGATTTGACTTGGGCCACGTCCTTGTAAACTATCCAATGCTGTTTGTCGCAATAAATTGCTTGTAAAAATATGCTTTACAGCTTCACTAGCTTCTTTAAAATCTTGTGAATCCTTTGTCAAACTAATTTCTTCAGGAACCCAAAAGAAACCACGTGCAGTTTGTTCCATCTTTTGTATTTTAGGATATTTCACTTCCTCGAAACGTTGTATGGTAACAGGCCCCTCAACATCTAAAAACATCTTACGATGTAAATAATCTGTTTTTGTACGTAAATTGTATTGTGTTATGCTCATATGTTATTGTCCGTAAAATTCTTAAAGTTTACAAGAATCACAATCTTCTTCTAAAACTTGTTCAATCATCATTATTTCTTTGCTTTTTGGTTCTTCTACCTTAGCTCCTGATTTATTAATTAAACTATAATAAAATGTTTTTAATCCATAATGATGTGCTAACATAAGATTTTTTGCAATTGTTGTGATAGGTACTTTTCTATTCGCATAATGTGCTGGATTATAAAACGTATTTGTGCTAATACTTTGATCTACATATGCCGCTAATACTGCTGCTGTTTTTATATACCCAATACAGTCAGTTTGTTCCCACATTAATTGATACTTATTTTTTAATTTATGATATTCAGGAACTACCTGTGTTAAACTGGCAGCTTTACTTTCTTTTACTGTAATTAAACTCATTGGCATCTCGATACCGTTCGTACTATTAATAACAACACTACTACTTTCTACTGGAGCGATAGCCATTAATGTAGCATTACGCACACCATGTTTTTTCATGTTTTCACGCAATGGTTCCCAATCTAATTCAGGAGTGAAATTGGTTAATTCATTAACTCCATTTGCTCTGCGTTCCCATGGGAAAATACCTTTGCCATAATATGTTTTATCACTATCCACACATTTACCACGTTCCTGTGCTAATTCAACTGTAGCTTCCGTAAGATAATATGCTTGATGTTCCATCCAAGATTTTACTTCTTGTAAACTATCTTTTTCGCCGTATTTTAATCCACGTTTTGCATGCCAATAAGCAAGATTTGTTACACCTATACCCAATGGTTGTATTTCATCGTTACTCAGTTTACTTTGAATACTTAAAAAGTCTTGGTAATCAAGTATGTTACAAAGGCTGCGCTGAAGAATGCGACAAGCCCTACGCATGTCTTCAGGATTACGGAATGCTCCCCAATTTATACTACCGAGTGTGCAAAGAGCGATGCGCCCGGTATCATCATCAAGACGTTTAAAAGGCACAGTAGGAAGTAATATTTCACAACATAAATTTGACTGATAAATTGTGTGGTATTGTGGGTCGAATGGACCTTGATTCATTACATTATCAATAAACACAAGATAAATTCTACCTGTATCAGTACGCTCCTTTAATATACCACCTTTAAACACCTCTTCAGCGGACATAGTTTTCTTACGTAAGCCTTTTTGTTTTTCATATTTTACATAAAGTTCTTCAAACTTTTTAGTATCTTTGTAGAATGCTTCATATAAATCAGGTACTTCATTTGGATCAAAGAATGTTATGTTTTCTTTGTTTCGGAATCGTCTCCAGAAGAAAGCACTAAGGACAACCCCATAATCCATATGACGGACGCGGGTTTCTTCGGTTCCTTGATTGTTTTTAAGTACAATAAGATCATCAAACTGATGATGCCATATAGGATAGAAAACTGTAGCACTAGCATTGCGAATACCTCCTTGACTGCAACTACGTAAATCACCAAACCACTTTTTAAGGAAAGGAATCATGCCGGTATGCATAATCTCACCGCCTCTGATAGGACTACCTAGAGGTCTTAGTCTACCAATCTCTAACCCAATGCCAGCACGTTTACTAGCATACTTTGCCATCATTTCTCCTGAAGCAAAAATACTGTCCAAGTCATCATCACTGCGAATAAGGACACAGCTACTAAATTGCTTGGTGGGAGTGCCCAAACCAGCGAGGACAGGAGTAGCCAAAGTAAACAGGCCATCACTAGCTGCGTTATAATATTCTTTGATGTATCGCATTCTTGCATTGTTTGGTTCCTCACGATGAAAAACGGTCGCTGCTGCAACCATATATCTTATTTGTGGTGTCTCATATATATCCTTTGTGCTACGATTCCTTACCAAATACTTTTCTATTAATTGTTCTATAGCTGCGTATGAATATTGCTCGTCCTTAGTATGATCAAGCATATCATTCATTTTGTTCCAATCTTCTATTGTATACCATTGTAATAGTTCTTCTGTATACAATCCAATTTCTATGTTCTTTTTAACTATGTCATAAAGATGAGGTACGTTATAATCCCCATATACATCTTTACGTAACATACTTAATCGTTGTTTTCCTGCTACATATTGGTAATTGGTATGTCCAACATCGATATTATGTTCTACATCAATTAAATTGACTACGGCACGTAGTGTTATTTCGTCTATTTCTCTTGTTGTGATTCCATCATAGAAATGTGGCTGTGCTTTTATTTCTATCATGCTTTGGCTTACATCAGCGATTCCCTTACATATTTTAGATATCTGTGCTTGCCATTTTTCTAGGTTAAGTTCTTCTTTTCGTCCCGATCTTTTTATTACATTTATTTGCATATTTTATTCCGTCTAAAGTAGTATAGCATGTTTTTTGTGTGAATCAATATTTAGCGGGCATAGCAAAATATACACGCTACATATTTTACACCCAAAAAGCTACTATTATTTTTTAACAGATTTTTTGATATGCTTTATTACATTGTTACATAACTCTTTGATTTCACTATCGGGAAGCATTAAAATGTCATCATTATTGGCTTCAGCCAAATACCTATCAAATTCAGCTATACCCACAGGCATATAATCACGATTTGGTTTATCATTAAGTATATTAAAATGATCAGGGTACGTATTATTAATGGTATTTGATCCTCCCATAATAACTGTCCCTGGTAGATTAAAACTTCTTGCTAAATGTTGTCCTGATCCGTCAATTCCCAAAAAGTAATCACATTGTGACATTATAGCAGCATATGCTCTGGGCTCTCTAGGCCATATATTTATAAAATCACTTGAATTTAAAACTGGAACATCTCTATCTGTAATTAACCAAAGTCCATATCCTTGATTTTTAATTTTTTTTATTAGTTCTTTACAGGTTTTAATATTTAATGACCTACAGGATTTATCTTTAATTTGACCTTCAAAAAACTCAACATCATTACTAAATGGTTGAAAAGCAATTATTTTACTAAAATAATTCTTTCTTACACTGGCTCCTATAACTTTTTCATATTCTTGTAAGTGAATTTTAGAAGCAGACATATGCTCTTTGTTACCATTTATTTCTTGGTTCCATGCATCAGCAAGATTAATTTTACCATTTAAAAAATCACTATTTAAATATGGATCTGGTTTAATGATTTTTGTGTTTTTAATACGTTGATAATTATCTTTAGTATTGTTATCAAATATATTATTAACTAATATTTTATTACCCCAAAACAATGCGATATACTCATAAATGATAATAGTACAGTCAGGATTATTGATGACAAATTTTTCTAAAGCTGGTATTGCAGTTATAACTTTAGATAAATCTCCTTGAATTATTAATGTTCTTTTCATAGTAAGCATTCCGTTAAACTTCTTTTTTCTCCCAATATTCCAATTGGAAATGTGTTAAAACTTAGACTTATTCGTGTTTGATCAACTACTACAGGATCAACCCTATGTGATAATCCTGATGGAAACAAAATTAATGAATTTTCTTCTGCTTCAAACCACCAAGATTCACTGTTAAATTGGTTGAAAGATTTAGCTGGCATATGTATTTGGTTATAACCTGATTTTATGAAATAAATTTTGTCTGTGGCTGTATCAGTTTGTACATAAAAAACGCCACTTACAAAACTGTTTGGGTGTGCATGAGTATGATGTGCTTGTCCCTTTTCACTATAATTACCCCAACATTGTGTAATTCTTAATGATACATCATGTACAGGACTGTAAACATTTTCTAAAAAAATTTTAATAGATTCATCAAAAAACGTTTTAAGTCTAGCAAGTTTTTTACTTTTTAGTAAATAATTTTCTACGCTTGTTGTATTATATTCATTTAATGTTCGTGGTTGATCAATTATAAACTTTTTTTCTGCTGCTGTTATAGGTTTATCTAATTTAAAAATACCAACAGGTTTAGGAAATACCCCAAAAATATTAAAATCCATTACCAACCCCAACTGACAAAACTATAACGAATACCCTTTTTCACTGGTAAAACACTATGTGGGTACATAAAGGTACTAGGAAAAATAACAAGTTCTCCTTCTTTCAATGGAATAATTTGTCTATCAAACATAGTAAGTTCTCCTCCTTCATAATTATTGTTGAGTCCACCTAACATTGTTAATATAGGTACGCCACGGTTTTCACCTGTAAATAAAGATTGTATATGATCACAATGCAATCTCATTTCAGTATTAACATCATACCTATTCCATCTTACTTCACTATAGTTTGTTAGAGAATAGAACCATTCAAAACCAAGAAACCTCATGTACTCATCTATTGCAAATTTAAGCTTTTCCCTAATAATTTTATCTTCAGATAAAGGTTCTAAGTTTATATGTAAATCGTTATCATACGATGTGGCTTGCCCACTTATATGATCATAATAACTGTGTTTTATCCAATTTATTTTTTGTAATTTTTTAACTAGTTTTTTACAAAAACTAGGTTCTAAAAAATCGGGATAATGTTTTACGTAGTCTTTAAGATGAAAGTTCTTCACAATAGTTCATTAATTTGTAGTATTTAATAAACGATTATTATGATAAAAAAAATTAATATACCCAACTTATAAATTGATATCTTGTTCCTGAAATTACCTTTTCTATGGCATAGGGATATAAGAAATTAGACGGAAAAATCACTAGTTGGCCCTTTTCAAATTTAAGTTTTTCTCCGAGCATCATAAAGTTTCCACCTGTAAAATCATCATTTAAAAGTCCAATTACAGTTAGAATAGGCATACCATAATTATGGTTATTAATGAATTTATTATGGTCACATCTTATGTACATTTTTTTCTTTGTTTCAAATCTTTGAAAACGTACTGGAGTATAATCATTAAACGAATAAAACCAAGGATAACACCCTGTATCAATGTAAGTTTGAATGATAGGTTTGAGACTTTCTGTTAATAAGGTTGCTACATCAGCATTATGTAAATGGCAAGTTTCAACATCTTCTTCAATATTCCAAGCGGTTGATTCTTTTAACAATTCTACGGTCAAGTCGCAGAAATCTAATTCTGCTAATTCATACATTTTAATAAAATTAGTAATTTGATTATTTAAAATCATGTTTCCTCGTATAAATCAATAGGGTCCTGATCAGGATCACGATACCAAGATAAAGTATCCTCATCCCATGAATATCCTAATCCATCTGATGGATATGGTACAGGTGCTACAAATAACATTTCAGAGGTGTCTAGTTGCCAACTTGGATATGGTTTTTGTGGCATAAAAGCGTCATGCACCTCGTCATACAAAAAGCCTATGATTGCATATCTATATCTAAAATTATGGTTATAACTTGTTTGAACAAAACGTTTTTCTTCCCCGTATAATTCTTTACACAAATTAATACCTAATTGTTCTACTTCTACACCGTTTTCATCTAAAATATCAGGATTAGTTATAACCCAAACTGCTACAACTATATTATTATCATTTAGTTCTGCAAAATGCGCCATATTTAATTCCACTTAAATGTACCGCCGCCGGTAAAATCATGAAACGTATAACCACCACTAGAAGAAACTGAACCCCCTGTTGCAATTTGCGGCCCGGGATATCCAATTATTACTCTACCACCTGCACCTGAACCACCTTGGCCTGGACCACCAGATCCTCCACCACTACCAGTGCTGGCACTTGCTGCTTGTCCATTGGCTACTGGAGCAGGTGCCCCACTACCTCCCCCGCCAGCACCGCCGCTTCCTCCTTGACCATTAGGAGATGATCCCGCGGCTCTACCTCCACCCCCTCCACCTAATTGTATAATACTTCTCCATGTAATTCCTCCACCACCTGAACCTCCTCTACCAGGTCCGCTTGAACCTAAATTTCCAGCAGCTCCAATACCTCCACCGCCGCCTCCTCCTCCAAAGTTAGATCCACCACCATTGCCCCCATTATTACCTTGAGTAACCGCTACCCCTTGATTTCCATTAGAGGCACCACCGGGTCTTTGAGCGGAAGGTGGCGTTATCCAAGACGAACCTCCACCACATCCACCTGTACCGCCTACGGTTGTTCCTGCGTATCTTCCTCCAGCGCCACCACCTAGTCCTGATAATGTACCAAAAGGTCCTGTAATTGATGAGTTGGATCCACCACCGGCGTTGAGCGCAGGACTAGGAAATCTGCCACCACCACCACCTCCACCGATACCTACTGGATAACTAGTTCCTGGACTAAAAGGAAATACGGTTGCGGCTGGATTAACAGAACTACCAAAGGGACTAGGGATATTTGTTCTAATACTACCAGCACCTCCGCCGCCACCTGAATTAACTCCGCCTCCCCCTCCGCCTCCTACAATCATATATTCTGCTGTGATAGATGGACCAGGTGATTTACCATAAAAATCCGATAGTGCGATTACACCGGATGGTTTACCTGCCAATGTTCTATAAGATGGACTATTAATACTACTATTTGCAGCAGTACCTGGTTGACCTAATTCAACGTTAATTGCATTAAATGATATCGGACCCGATGGTGGTAAAGCCATTCGCTACACTCCTTTAATTACTTTTTGAATCAAAAAAATTACCATTACAATACTTTTTCAAATAATCTACTTCAACTGCTAATTCTTTAATACCTTCTACAAGAAGTGGTATAACTTTTTCATACCAAATTGTAAGATATTTATCATCAATGGGTGCTGTGGTAACAACTTCTGGTAAAACTTTTTGTACTTCTTGTGCACTTAATCCAACTTCACGCTTTTTAGTATATCCTAATGATTCTGCTAATTCACTCGCTGTATAATAAAACCCATTTAACTGCTTTATTTTATCTAACGCTTCCTCTATTATACCTATTCTTGTTTTCAATCTATCATCTGAATAATATGCAGTAATGTTATTAGTTGCACGAATTTCACCTGCTGTAGCTGAACCTGCTGTTCCTACACCCAATGAATTAAATTGTACATCGGAATTTGTATTGATACTCTGAGGGGTTGCCAATGTTATTGTTCCTGCACCGTTAGTTACTGTAATTTGGTTTGTAGTACCTGTTATAGCTGCTGCAACATATGTAGTTCCATTACCAATTGGGATTTGTCCGTTAGTTGGTGTGGTTGTGATGCCTAAGCCCCCTCTTCCAACAACTAATGTGCCTGTAGATATATTACCTGCATTTAATGCAGTTAAGCCGCTACCATTTCCTGTAATAACCCCTGTAGCGTTGAAAGTACCTGTTACATTAACTCCTGTACCTGTAACTATAAGTACGTTTGCAGCTCCAGCTGCACTCAAATTAATATTTCCACTCGATGTAGGTATATTAATATTACTTGTACCATTAGCTAATGGAAAACTTACGGATGCACTTATACCTGTTAATTGACTACCATTCCCTATAAAGAAATTACCTGTAATATTACCATCAGCATTTCTTACTACTACAGTATTTGCTGTTGCAGCGGTTGCAGTATCATAACCATCTAATGTATCAGCATTTAAATTCGTTACTTTGGTTGTCGAAGTCACAATTAACGGAGCCGTACCAATAGCTACATTACTTATTAATTGTGGCGCTGTTACATTGGCTGTCGCTAATACTTGCGCTGTTCCTAAATTTAATACATTAGCATTACCTGTAGCGTTTAATGTCCCGGTAACATTCACACCAGTAGTTGTTGTTATTAATACATTTGCTGTACCGCCTACGCTTATATTAATGTTTCCATCAACTGCAGGTGCATTGATATTACTTGTTCCATTTGCTAAAGGAAAGCCTGCTGAAATACCTGTTAATTGACTACCATTTCCTGTATAAAAATTAGCTGCTATATTTCCATCTGCATTTCTTTGTACTATGCTATTTGCAGTAGCAGTTTGACTTGGCGTATTTCCTTGTAATGCATTTGCGTTTAAGTTTGCAACAACAGTGGTTGAACTAACAACTAAAGGAGCAGTTCCTGTTTCTACATTACTTATTAACTGTGGTGCAGTTATATTAGCTGTTGCTAATATTTGTGCTGTACCTAAATTACCAAGATTGGCATTGCCATTAGCACTTATTGTTGTGATATTTGCTATTGCTTGTGTATCGGTAATTACAATATTACCTGTGACTTTAATGGCCATCTTCGCTCTCCTTTAGTAGAACTCGGCATCAAAGGTAATATTACCTTAGACTATTAATATTTAGTCCAAAATATGTTTTAAACCTTTACTACATGTTGCAAATCGTGCTCAATTAAGTTTTTAAAATGCTGTGAAACATCCTGTCTATTACGCATAGAAATCAATGTTTCTTTTGATTGTTTATAAAAACTGTTATACCAAGCATTAATTGCTTTAAGATATTCTATACCATATAATCCAGGATAATGCAATTCCGTGAGTGGTTTGGTTATTTCCGTAGCAACAGATAAACCAATCGTAGCATACAAATAACTTGCTTGATAGTCTTTATTATTGTAATGAAACTCTGCAAATAAGTAATATGCCTCAGGACGCTTTGGATTAACAGTAATTGCTCTGTTATACAATCCTGACACTGTAAAATTACGATTACGCTGCCTTTCAAAACATTTTGCCATTCTTATCAGCGATTCATACTGCAAATCAATATCATCAGTTCTTTCTGCTGCACGTAGATAATAACTTACTGCGGCAGCAGTTTGCCCTTTTGTATCGTATTCATATCCTAACCAAAAATTAGTTATTGGATTGTTGGGATCATTTAAAAAATCGTGTAACTTTATAAAAGTTTGATTAGGTTTTTCTAGATTTGGGAATAAGAACTTCTCTACATTAGGCAATTCAAATACTTGTTTTGGTAATAATGTTTTATCATACTCTTTATATAAGTGTCGTTTTACACTTAAGTTTTTTGATAAGTTGCTTTCAAGCAATTCTGCTGTTTCTTTACTTATATTATTTACCGCATTAAGGTTACCAGCATGTCCATAATTAGTTGCTTTAATTAATTTCTTATGTGTGTCACCCATCCATGTAAAATGCCAACCCAAATCTTCTACTCTAGCATTGTTTTCAGCAATATAGACAATAGGAAAACTTGGTTGCATTCCTGATCTATAAGTATTTGGTTTTTCTTTACGAAAATGACTAAGTAGTGCAAAATACATTGATTTATCCCATGGAACATTTTTTCCATTAGTATCAACCAGTCTACGATCACCTTGACCTTCTAATAAAACTAATGGTATTTTAATAAGTTTATCTGGGTTTTCTCTTGTTACTCTCGCTAAGTATTTTATGTGACTAGGATTTATGATTTCATCTACATCATTTACAATAAAAACTGTATCCTCGTCAAACTCATTCAAAATATTGTACAAGCTATCACGTTGCTTACGTTCACGTACCCAAGCTAATACGTTAGATTTATCATTAGCCGCACTAGAATGAATAGTATCAATAGGTACAATTTCTTTAGTTAAATCTTGATCATATAGTTTATTTTTTAAAACTCTTACTTTTTTACTATCAATATTAAGCTTTTTTAACTCATTTTCTAAATTAAATTCTTTCTTATTTCCAGCAAATGTAACATCTGACTCACTTACAACGAACAAATCGACTACATCCTTTAACATATGATATCGTAACTCAAATAACTCAATTTCATTAAAATACATTGTGTAATCGACAATTTTTACTTGTTTATAATTAGGCAATAACAGCTTTTTAACTCTTGGTAAGTGAAATATTTCTTTTGGTAATAAATTTAGATCATATGGTTTGTGATGATATTGTACAAGATCTCCAAATGTTTTAATTTCATCTTTCATTAAAGCTTTTGTGCTTTCTGTTACATTATTAATTAAATGGGGTACCGAACTATGTAAGGTAGATTTTAATTTATTTTTCTTTCTTGCAGTATCACCCATCCAAGTAAAATGCCAACCCAAATCTTCTACAACTTTTCCATTTTCTGTGATTGTAATAGGTGGATAGGGGTTTTCGAATTCACTACGTAGTGCAGCACATCCTTTATGTTTTAATTGTTGTTTAGTACAAAACATTAATGATCTATTCCATTGAACAGGTTCATTTAGTTCATTATATACTCTACAATCAGCACTTGATTCCAGTAGAACCAATGGTATTTTTACAATATTATTAGGGTGTTTTTGAGACACACTCGCAATATACCTGACTGTCTCAGGTTTCATAATTTCGTCTACATCGCTATGTATAAAAATAGTATCATCAGGGAATTTATCTAATATATGAACTAATGCATCTTTTTGAGTACGTAATCTAGTAAAGTTTTTAACATTATGGGTACTATCGATTTTACCTGAATCATACAAATCAAGTGGTTTTATTTCTAGATTAATATCACTAGTATCAACTTCCAACACAATAAACCTATTTGCATCTAATCCTAATTTATCTATAAGTTTTGATGCTGTGAATTCTTTAGGAATACCTGTAAAAGTATGATTTGCTTCGCTAATTACAAAGTAATCTACTACATCTTTGAGCATATGATAACGCAGTTCAAGTAACTCTGCGTCATTATTAAACATAAAATTATCTACAATAATCATATTAACCTATTTGTATAAAATGTGAAAGAAGTGATTTTGGCATCTTCAATATAAAAGCAGCATTGTCCTGAAAACCAAAACTTATTAATAAGTTATCTTTATGTTCAGCCATACCTGCACAAAATTCAATTTCACCTGTCATAAAGTGAAATTGTTCACTTGTTTTTACTAGATTCCAATCTTTATCCCAATAAACAAATCTATGGCGATATTTTCCGTCTTTTCTACCCTGTATATCGTTATATAAGTTTACCTCATGTGTAATTGCCATATGCCCGTCACACCATGGAATAACCTGACTACTCCCACGTAAATCATTTGGTAAGTTTAACTTTTTAGATTCATCTAATAATCTTGTTGTGCATGTGTTATCCACTATGTTTGATTCTACTATTTCTGTTGGATTTGTCCACTTTACAAAATGATAAGGTTTATCATTGATAGGCATCCAATTTTTTTCGCAATAGCTTAAATTTTTTCCTGGGGCTGGGACTTTATGTCTATTAACTTCTTTAACATAATCAACTCCAATCTCAATTTCCTGCAATTGCATACGTCCCGAACCTTTAGTGTTATCGTCACGCCTAACACCACAAATATAGTATTTGTTATCCCATTTAAACAATCTACAATCTTCCAATCCAATGAAATGCCATTGTGGTGGTTGATCTAATTTAGATGTATCAATCTTGTGAAACTGTGATAGTTCTAAATTATCACTAAATCTTAGCAAATAATTCTTAGTAGTTAAAGTCATATCATTTTCAGGATGCAAATATTGCAGTGGGCCCCATGGATGAGCAAAAACTTTTGTTTCACTATGATATAATGTATAATTAATATGTCTTAGAACACATAAAATTTTATCACCATCTACAAATATAGATGGATTCATAAGTCCAGTACCACCAGTGTGTTCTTCTGGTAATGTTATTGGATGAATTGAACCACCATTATCAACTACAAATTTTACAATACCTTTTTCCGCTATCGTGTTATCCATAAAAGTCTCATATTACCAACTATTTATAATGGATAACCCGTAGTAAATTAAATTATATAGGATCCCAGCTTAGTGTTTGTTCGTTCCATTCATAACTTTTTTCTCCCGCGTCACTTGGAACAGGTATTGGTGGATCCCATTTACCTGTATCGGTATTAAGTATCCAACTAGGAAAATGCTGTATTTCAATAAATATATCCAAATTTGGATCATATGAACATCCAACACCTGGATAGATTTTTCTAAAACTACAGTTATAGCTGCATTGTTTCCAGTTTGTGTGGCCTCCTGACCAATTGGTTAAAAATTCTATACCTAAACTTTCTTGTTCAACTCCATTTTCATCGAGTAACACACTGTTATTAACAACAATAACTTCTGTAACAATATTGTTTTCGTCTAATCTTGCAAAATGTGCCATAATTAAAAAGTGATTGATCCACTCCCTGTAAAAGTGTACGTGACATAACCATTTGAGTAACTAACGCTAGGACCGCCGGTTGTTGCAACAGCAAGCCTATAGTTCATTGGGTATCTAATTACTACTATACCAGATCCTCCATTAAAACCAGAATTAGGAGCAGTTGATCCTGCTGCTCCTCCACCTGTATTTGCAGTGCCATTTCTTGCTGGTGCTACCCCACCTCCACCTTTTGTGCGATCTGTTCCAGGTCCACCGCCTCCACCTGCATACCAGTTTCCAGTAATTACACTCTGTCTTCCTATACCACCTTTACCATAAATTGTACTAGGTGGTGATGGAGCAGGAGGTCCTGGACCAACCCCGTTATCACCTGATGCTCCTGCGCCGCCGCCACCGCCGCCACCGCCACCCGATGCGCTCCCTCCAAAATTACCTTGACCTGGTATAGGGCTGCCCCCGAAACCATTTGATGCTCCACCTCCTCCACCACTTCCTCCCGTAGACCCATTACCTGAATTGCCACCGCCTCTACCTCCACCTACCGCAGTTAACGATGAAAAAACACTATCACCTGCAGGAACGATAGAAGGGGTAGTAGTTCCTCCTGCACCTACTGTTATACTATAAGAAACTCCAGGAGTAATTAAGAAAAAAGTATCTTCAAGGTATCCACCTCCACCTCCACCTCCAGGAGTCACTCCTGCTGTACCTGTTCTAGCAGCCGCAGCTCCACCACCTGCAACAAGTAAACACTGTACATAAGGAGGAGGGGGAGTTGAACCAACTAAAGATAATGCTATACCTGTCATAGAACCGATCCTGTTACAAAACAAACATTTGCTTCAGTAAATAACACACTTGCTACTCCCCTAGTTAATAATGTCATACTTGCATAATCTGTATTAATACCAGTAATGTAAGCAGTATTAATAGTGCAAGTAATTGTAATATTTCCTGTAGTATTATTTACAATAGTTACAATATCACCTGTAGTAAATGTATTATTTGGTATTGTAACCGAACCTCCTGTATTTACTTGTACAAACTTTCCAACATCTGATGTTGTTAATGTATAAGTAGATGTTTGATTTCCAACTGCAGGTATATTTAAAAACCCCGTACCTTGAAGTCCTTGTAAGCCTTGAATTCCTTGTAGCCCTTGTAGCCCGTGTAGACCTTGTGTACCTTGTACGCCCTGTGTACCCTGTACTCCTGATCCTTGTAGCCCTTGTGTACCTTGTGTGCTTTGAAAACCTTGTAGTCCTTGCGTTCCTTGGGCTCCAACATAACTACCACTTAATAAATTTGATATACTTATTGAAGACATTATTGTTCCTTATCCTCTTTATTTATTATTACATTTTTTAATTCTTCGATCATTTCTGATTGCTTCTTAACCGCTTCTACTAGTAGAGCAATAATACCGTTATAAGACACTGTTTTATCTCCATTTTCTGTGGTATTTACTAATTCTGGTAATACCTTTTCAATTTGTTGAGCTATAACACCAATACTTGCTTTACCTGATTCTGCAAACTTAAACTTCCACCCAGATATTTCAGATAAAATATCAAGTGGATTAATAATTTGTTCAAAATCTGTCTTTAATCTCATATCAGATAATGTGTTTACGTTTGTAGCAGATAAGTCCCCTGTACTTGGATTAAAGTATAGTTTTGTCGTTGTTACTGTTGCAGTTTGTGAACTCCCTGCAGCAGATACCATAACAGGATAAAAACTTGCATTTGTTGAAGTATCATCAGTTGCGGTTATAGAACTACCTGGACCTGCTATACCTTGTGTTCCTTGTGTTCCTTGTGAACCTGATCCAACCAATCCTTGTACACCTTGTAATCCTTGTATACCTTGTATTCCCTGTAATCCTTGATTTCCTTGTAATCCTTGATTTCCTTGAATACCAGTAAACCCTTGAATACCAGTGATACCTTGGACTCCTTGTGTACCTTGTAGCCCTTGTGTACCCTGATTTCCTTGAATACCAGTAAACCCTTGAATACCAGTGATACCTTGTACACCTTGCGGACCTTGTGTGCCCTGAACGCCTTGTGTACCTATTGCGCCCTGTATACCTGTGATACCTTGTACACCTTGTCTACCTTGCAATCCTTGAATGCCTTGTAATCCTTGAATACCTTGATTGTAAGTAATAAACAATAATGCAGCATTATTCGCAAACCCTGTTGTACCTACACCACCTGAACTTACTAATGTTACAGGTAATTGAACATAAGCATTTGCAGTGTTTGGATTAGTAATAGTTGCATCTGCTGTCAATATCCATTCTTGGTAATCTTCTGTAGCTGCTTGTGCTTGTAATCTAAATGTTTGTCCTGATTTTAGTGCTCCTAAAAATATTTCAACGTCATCACCATTATTATCAATATGGAACGCATTAATTTGTGTTGCACTTGTTTGTGTTGCATTATTCCATAATAGTTTACCTGATGGGGGCTGACCACTTGTTGCAGTGGTATCCGCTAGATAATCAAAGTGTGATGCAGAAGAACCAGTTGCTCCTACAGTGCCTTGAATGCCTTGAGTACCTTGAACGCCTTGTAAGCCTTGACTACCCTGCGTACCTTGTATGCCCAATAATCCTTGTAAACCCTGTAGACCTTGTGTTCCTTGTGTGCCTTGTAGTCCTTGTGTGCCTTGCAATCCGAGTAATCCTTGAATCCCTTGAATTCCTTGTGTGCCTACATTACCTTGTAAACCTTGAACACCTTGTGTTCCTTGCAATCCGAGTAATCCTTGTATACCTTGTGTACCTGTGTTTCCTTGTACACCTTGTGTTCCTTGTACACCTTGTATACCTTGTATACCTGTATCACCTTGCAACCCTTGCAACCCTTGCGATCCTGTAATTCCTTGTGTTCCTTGAGCACCTTGGATACCTGTGTTTCCTTGAATACCTTGTATTCCTTGCACACCTTGATTACCTAATAACCCTTGTGTCCCTTGTACACCTTGTGTACCTATATTACCTTGTACACCTTGTGTCCCTTGAACACCTTGACTTCCTGTAAGTCCTTGTACACCTTGTACCCCTTGTGTTCCTTGAGTACCTAATGTACCTTGAAGACCTTGTGTACCCTGAGCACCTATATTACCTTGTAACCCTTGTAACCCTTGTGTACCTTGTGTTCCCTGCGCACCTGACGAACCTTGTATACCTTGTATACCTTGTGAACCTTGTATACCCTGCGAACCTGATGAGCCTTGTAATCCTTGAGCAACAAACAAGTCCCATTGAGAAGTATCATCTGGATTGGATGTATTATTGTCGATGTCAGAAATATATACACTTCCATTATATTCAACTAGATCATTTTTATAATATGTTCCAGCTGTATATGGACCTTTCCATATTAATCCAACTCCTTGTATTCCTTGTACTCCTTGTATTCCTTGTACTCCTTGACTTCCTTGTGCACCTGTTAACCCTTGGAATCCTTGTGTACCTTGAACACCTTGTGTGCCTTGAACTCCTTGTACTCCTTGACTTCCTTGTGCACCTGTTAACCCTTGGAATCCTTGTGTACCTTGAACTCCTTGTAGTCCTTGTAGTCCTTGTGTTCCTTGTGAGCCAACAGTTCCTTGAACACCCTGAACACCTTGTGTTCCTAAAAATCCCTGAACACCTTGTATTCCTTGTACCCCTTGTGTACCTGTATTGCCTTGTAAACCTTGTGTTCCTTGAACACCTTGGTTACCTAGTAGTCCTTGTGTTCCTTGAACACCTTGGTTACCTAGTAGTCCTTGTGTACCCTGTAGTCCTTGTGTACCTTGAACGCCTTGTGTGCCTTGTGTGCCTTGTAGCCCTTGTGTACCCTGTAGTCCTTGTGTACCTTGTAGTCCTTGTAGTCCTTGTGTTCCTTGAACGCCCTGTAGTCCTTGTGTTCCTTGTGTGCCTTGTAGCCCTTGTGTTCCTTGAACGCCCTGTAGTCCTTGTGTACCTTGTAGTCCTTGTAGCCCTTGTGTTCCTTGAACGCCCTGTAGTCCTTGTGTTCCTTGTGTTCCTTGTGTTCCTTGTAACCCTTGTGTTCCTTGAACGCCCTGTGTACCTTGTACTCCTTGTGTGCCTTGTGTACCTTGTAGCCCTTGTGTACCCTGTAGCCCTTGTGTACCCTGTAGCCCTTGTGTGCCTTGTAGTCCTTGAACGCCTTGTATACCCTGAAAGCCTTGTGTTCCTTGAACGCCTTGTGTACCCTGTAGCCCTTGTGTTCCTTGAACGCCTTGTGTACCTTGTGTACCTTGTGCACCCTGTACGCCTTGTGTTCCTTGTAGTCCTTGTGCACCCTGTACTCCTTGTGTGCCTTTTGTGCCTTGTAGCCCTTGTGTTCCTTGAACGCCTTGTGTACCCTGTAGCCCTTGTGTACCTTGTAGCCCTTGTGTACCTTGTAGTCCTTGTAGCCCTTGTGTACCTTGTACTCCTTGTGTGCCTTTTGTGCCTTGTAGCCCTTGTGTTCCTTGAACGCCTTGTGTACCCTGTAGCCCTTGTGTACCTTGTAGCCCTTGTGTACCT